TCTTGTCAAACAAGGATATATGGTTGCAAAGTCAATTGACCCACAATGTATCTTTGACTTGGTTGCAATTAAACCAAATGGTACAGTAAGATTAATAGATGTTAAAACAAAATCATATCGTAAAAAAAACAATCATAATATTCACAGATCCCCAAATGAAAAGCAGAAACAACTTGGTGTTGAACTAATGGTTATGGATCAAAAAAATATTTTAAAAGATTTAGAACATAATAAAAATTTAGTAAAAGAAAATAAACTTACAGTTGAACAAAATAAATATAGAAAAAAAAGAAAAGAACAAAAATGTTTTAAATCATTTAAAGATTTAATTGATGTCTTTAATAACAAAGAGAAGATGGATAGTATCAAGTAAGTGCATTAATTACCTATACAATGATATAGGTTGTGTCTTATTAAATAATTGTAAATGTATTATGGATTACCAAGCAGTAAAAGATAGAATTAAAAAACATGAAGGGTTTAGAAATACTGTTTATTTAGATTCATTAGGCAAAGCCACAATAGGTTATGGTCATTTATTAACTGAAGATGATGATTTTGAAGAAGGTATTCAATATGATAAATCTTTATTAGAAAATTTATTTGATAAAGACTTTAATAGATCTGCTTATAATGCAGAACAATTATTAGAAGGCATTGATATTTGTGATGCTGCAAGAGAAATCATAGTAGAAATGGTATTTCAATTAGGTATTGGTGGGGTTTCTAAGTTTAAAAAAATGTTTGAAGCATTACGAAAAAAAGACTATAATGAAGCAGCAGAACAAATGTTAGACTCTCAATGGAGAGTTCAAACGCCAAAGCGCTGTGAGGAATTATCAGATCTCATGCGTTCTTGCGCATAACCAACTAGATAAAAATATGTTACCAGCACTAGGTGCAATAGCACCATTAGCAAAAATACTATTCAGTACGATTGAAAAATCTATTCCTGATAAAGACTTACAAGAAAAATTAAAAGCACAACTTAATCAACAGTTGTTACAATCAAGTACGCAAGAGTTACAAGCAGCTGCTAGAATAGTAGAAGCAGAAGCTAAAGCTGGTTGGTTTGCAAGTTCTTGGAGACCATTATTAATGTACGTTTTAATATTTGTTTTAGTATTCAATTATATCTTTGCACCAATAATTAAAATGATTACAGGTTTAGTTGTTGGATTTGATTTACCAGGAGATGTTTGGACTTTATTACAAATAGGTTTAGGCGGTTATGTTGTTGGTAGATCAGGTGAAAGCATAGCTAGAACATTAGCCAATAAACAACCTAATAAAGAATGATGAATATATTTAAGAAGATAAATAACTTTTTAAAAGAATATATCACATTCCCACATGAACCTCTAAGATACAAAAGAGTTATAAGATTTAAAAAAGTAATTAAGAAAAAAGGTTATAAAAAATAAAATGAGAAAGAACATTATACCAACAACTATAGTTTTAATACTATGCTTAATCATTAGTGCATCGTCTCAAACAACTACTCAGAACAATGCTTCTGGTAGTAATACTTCTATTACTGGTGGCTATACTAGCACCTCTAATTCAACGTTTGAATCAGGTTCTTCATCTAATTCTACTACAACAACTAATTCTACCTCTAACGCCTATTCAGGAGACACTAGAGTTGCTGCAACTGCAACAGCACCAGCAATGTCTGCCTTCTCACAAGACTTATGCGTTGTCGGATATAGTGGTGGAGTGTCAACATTCGGAGTAGGAATATCTGGTGGAAGTTATACTAGAGATGAGAATTGCGAAAGAATTAAACTAGCAAAAGTATTAAATGATCTTGGAATGAAAGTAGCTTCTGTTTCTATTCTTTGCCAAGACGCAAGAGTATTCCATGCTATGGAGAACTCAGGAACACCATGTCCATTTGAAGGTAAGATCGGTGCTGACGCAACAGCACAATGGTTGAAGTATGACAAGCTAAGACCAGATTATAATTTATATATTGAAAAACTAAAAGTAATTGAAGAAACAAAAAAGCAGGAGTCTTTAACCGAAAAAAAGTAGTTAACGAAATAGACGCTTGGTACGAAGCAAAAGAAAATTCATGGTTATATTTTATACCTTTATTATTTGGCTTATTAATTCTGTAGTTTTATACTCTCAAATCATAAACGTTCAGATAACTCCAAACACTCCACAAGTTGGTGATTCAACAAAAATAACAATTACTCAAGTTGATACAACTACAACTACAATACTTCCTTACAACACAGGAAATTTATTAATTAATCAAAACTTCTGCTCATCTAATTGGACTGGAACAAATATATCTGGTGGTTCTAGTGATCTTGGTTGTAATTATCTTACAGGCAAAGGTGCTAGTTCTTATGCCGAAACTACATCTCCTTATACTTCTGTTGGAATAACTAAAGCTGAACAGAATTTAGGATTTACACAATCTGCTTCTGCTTATGTAGATAGTTGGTTTAATAATCAAAAGACTTTAACAATATCTCAATCAGTAATGAACTTAACTAATGGTGAAACAATTACTCAAAATAGATTTTTGTCTAGCAATACAGCAAGTGGAAATAGCGCTGGTAACATAGCTGGATATACTTACATTCCATTAGATAACATAATAATTAATGCAAACAATAATACATACGCAGGAAAATTAAGATTTGATTTTACTTCTGCATCATCAAATTATAGTGGGTATGATGTAGCTTCTCCAAACATTAGTGTCTCTTATAATAAAATTAATACTCAAACTACTTCTGAATTAGTAACTACAACTGAAATAACTTATTGTTGGCAAAATATTCCATCAACTTGTCCATTAGATACTTCAACACAAGCTGCATTAACAACATTACAAAATACTAACTTATCTATTGTTCCTACATCAATAGCACCTATTCAAGAACCAGTAATGATTAAAGAGTTTGTTGGAGATCCAACACCTTTTATTATTCAAGCACCACCTGAAGAAAAAAAGATTATAGAGCAACAGATTGAACAACCAAAACAATCCACAGAGCAACCTAAAGAGGTTAATAAAGAACAAACACAGAACAAAGAAGAGTCAATCAAAGAACAAAAATCTACAAAAGAAGAGTTACCCACAGCTAAAGAAAATACTACTGTTTCTAGTTCAGAAGATAAGTCTGCTAAGACTTCAGTAAGCGAAGAAAAACCTGTTGCAACAAGTACACAACAAGAAGTAAAAACAAAACTAACAGATAATAAAGTAGGAACGGAAGTAAAGATAGCAGAAGTAAAAGTAAAATCAGTACAAGAGATAAAAATTGACGCATTAAAAGTTAATCAACCTAGTTTAAGTGCGTATGAATCTAAACCTTTTTATCAGCAAAGACAAATGGTGGGAGTTCCTAATCCTAATTTCTTTATGCAATTACAATTAGAACAAAAACCTATATATGTTAATGTTAATCTAAACGATTACATAAGCAAAGATCCATTGGTTGCTAGACAAAATATGTTAAAACAAATACAAGATGAAGAGGATGATATTATTATCCAATTAGAACAATTAAGAAAAACAAAAGGTTAATATGATAGATAAAGTTAAGAATAATTTAAAGGAAATTATAGCAACAGTTGCAATCATTGGTACTATTGGTGGTGGCTTTATTAAGTATGGAGAGATTATGTCAAAGATTGATAGCATTGATCCTGCTAAAGCTGGTCAGATTAAACAAGACTTAGCCATTGCACAAAAAGAAATTGAATTACTTAAAGTTCAAATGAAAGAACTTAGAGCAAGCTCATCTAACCCACTAGCTAGATAATGGTTGTCTATAGAGGAGAAAGATTCTCCGGATATAATAAACAGAAGAGAACTCCAGGCGAAAGAAAGAAGTTTGCTGTTCTTGCAAAGAAGGGTAACCAAGTTAAGATAGTTAGGTATGGTGATCCTGAGATGAAGATTAAAAAATTTATAGCTGCAAGACGTAAGTCTTTTAGAGCTAGACATAATTGCGATACTGCTAAAGATAAATTTACAGCTAGATATTGGTCTTGCAAAAATTGGTAAGAATGATTGATCTGAAGAACAGAGGAACAAACGATCTTGAAGTTATAATATATAAGTTAAAAAAACGTACTGATGTTTTAGAGAAATTAATAAAAAAATTAAAAGACCAAATTAAATCTAATAAGTAATGACTAAAAAAAAATTCAGACTACAGCATGTAGGATTTTGTAAATCTTGCGCTATTGAAATTATTAATACAGATTCATTTGTTATCTACGCAGATAGAAAATGTCAGCATGTAAATTGCATGGAGAAAGAATATAACGATGGCGTTTTTAAATCACAACATTCCAGTTTGGAAAGCAAAGATCAGACTAGAGTTTCTATATAATAAAGAAAAACATATAGGAGAAGAAGAGGATTGTTTAATACATTCTATTACTACTTTAGAAGGTAGAACTCCTTTGTTTAATATTATGCTGCCTAATGGCGCTAACTATGCAAGACTTCCTATACATGCTTTCTTTGCAGACGGATATAAAAGAACTCAAGTTAAAGATTTACAATTAAAAGATTTAGCTTATTGGGATTGCCTATCTTATTACGCAGGTGTTGTTGAATACAATGCGTTAGCCACTTCTCAATGTAAGTTCTTAGATAGAAATAATCAATTGCATAAAGCTAATTACGAATTCTCAATAGATTACTGTCAACCAGATATTAATTTATTAAACACTACCTATTCAGAAATATCACCAGAACATAAGCATCATCATGTTTTAGAGATAGCTAATGATGATTTATGGTGCGGAAACTTTGCGTTAATGCCCAATAACAGAATTTTATTTAATCTTCCAAACTTTACTGTTAAAGATAATATTCCAGATTATAAAACTAATATGGACTATCCAAGCGTAGAGACTGACGGTTGGAGAACTGAAAATGATGATAGTCAATTTTATAATACAAAGGAATAACTATGCCACTAAGTAAAAAAGGAACTAAGATAATGAAAGAGATGCAAAAGAATTATGGTAAGAAGAGAGGAACTTCTGTATTCTATGCTTCGTTTAACAAAGGTATAATTAAGGGAGTAAAAAAATAATGGCAACAGTCAACAGACCAACAGACCCAAAGTTATATGCAAGAATTAAAGCATTAACTAAAAGAAAATTTAAAGTATATCCAAGCGCATACGCTAATGCTTATCTTGTAAAGACTTATAAGAAAAAAGGTGGTGGCTACAGAAAGGTTATGAAATGAGAAAAGATTTTTTCGGTAAAAAAAATAAGAAAAATAAAAAAGGTTTTCCAGATTTAAACAAAGATGGTAAAACTACATTTAAAGATGTTCTTATTGGCAGAGGTATAATTAAAAAGAAATAATGGCTAACGGTTTAGATAAATGGTTTAAACAAAACTGGGTAGATATACGTTCTAAAAAGAATGGAATGTATCAACCTTGTGGTAGACAAAAAGGTTCAGGTAGAAAATATCCTAAGTGTGTACCTCAATCTGTTCTTAGTGGTATGAGTGAATCTGAAAAACGTTCTGCTATTCAAAGAAAGATTGTAGCTGAAAGAAGATCAAGAAGAAATAAGAAACCTAATTACGCAAAGACTTTTGCAAACTAATTTAATATAGGGAGTCTCAACGAAAAACCCCCTATACTTCTACGCTAGATAAAAACAAATATAGACACTTTCAAAATTGACATAGTCAATATTCATTTGGCAGTCTATTTCTCCAATTGAATTCTTTAATAATTAAATTTTTTTATACAATACTTTTAGCACTCTGCGCTTCTTCTTACTATCGTAATATCCGTAGTAACCTGTTATCTCTTTCTTTTTAGTCATGTCTCTCTCCTTAGTTGTTTCACAACCTGCAGTACACATACCAATTATTCTTTAACTGGCTATATCTTCAAACTCTAAATCCTTCATACCAAGTTCGTATGCAGCTTTTCTTTTCTTCTCTGCAACTTTAAGCGCTTCTTCTTCTAACTTCTTTTCTTTTTCAAGTAGAGTATAATAACGCTTTTCTATCTTGACTTGTTGTTTAGGATCATGGATTTTTTCCATCTTTTTCTTTTTCCTTTACTTGTTTAATACTAGATCTTAAAAAGCGTATGTTCGTAATGTCCATGCTTTTTAATTCACTAGGTTTTTCTGACTTTGCAGCAACTTCCACATCATCAAAAATCTCTTTAAACTTTGCATTGAATTCGTAAAAATATGTTTTTTCAAATTTCATTTACCGGATATATTTCATTAACCTTCAAAGAAGTTATCTTCGTTAGTTGTTGATGACTTAACTTAATCTTTCTTTGAGGGTATCTTACATCCTTAGATAATAGATTAGCTCTAGCCAAATCATTTACGATTGCATTGGATCTACTTCTAGTAAAGCCAAAGCGATTGCCAATCTCTATTAAAGTGGGAGAATAATTTTTCTCTTTAACAAAGTTAGCTATGTAGTTTAATACATCCGCCTTGACTTTACTTAAGAAGATATAGTCTTTGCCATTCTTTTTATTCATTTTTTATCCTTTGGAAATAAACTATGAACGTTAGAATGTTTATAAGAATCACTACCTGATTTCTTAATAGACTCTAATTCTAATAATAATTGATCCATAAACCATTTGCATTTCTTAGCATCTTCAATTGACTTCTCTAATGTAAGTCCATTCTTTGTGCCGAAACGCATAATGTATTTCATTATAGAAGCTCTAAGATAACCAATCATTTCTACCTCAGTTAACTGAGAGCAGATAGCATGAATAGTCTCTATAGATTTATTCTTATAATGTTCTGGATTAATATTATCGCTCATAAATTAAAACGGCATCTTATCTTTTGTTGACTCTTTAAACGGATTCACTTTAATAGAAATGTCCGGTGCTTTCTCATTCTTCTTAGCTGTGTTAATCCAACCAGAGATAGACCATTTTTTTCCTTCAATCATTCCGCTGCCTGTGTATTGAGGGTCTTGCTTACCTTCTCTACGCTTTGCATTTTTCCATAGAGAAAGTGTATTATCATATTTGTTATCTGCCATTGTTACTCCTTGTTCTAACTGTTTGTTCTGCTTTTTTTCTAGCTTGTAGTATTGCATTGTAGAAGTCTTGATCTTCAACTTGCATAAAACCTAGCTTCTCAGAATACTGCGACCAAATTTGTTGCAAGTTCTTTTCTAATATTCCAGGTGTTGTTGAAAATTTTTCTGCATCTTGTATCTTAGTAATTATGTCGTCTCTAGATTCATCTGTAGATTGAGACTTAGATTGGACATAAGTGTTACTAAAATTTTGTATTGGATTTGATTTAACAAAATCATTCATCTCTTCAAAGGTTGCTAGTTCTGATCCAGCAAATCCTGATATACCTAAAGCTCTACCAATAGATACTGATTCTATCTTCTCAAATTCTTTATCTTTCTTTACTGTTTGTTTAGAGTGTCCAGTTCCAATTAACTTTCCATCTAAAAAGATTTCCGTTTGAAACATTGCCATACCATCTGGGTATGTTGTTGTTGTCTTAACGCATAGTCTCTCCCCAAACTTCTGTCTTACAAAGTTTAGTCTATCAACTACTTTAAGATATTTTCTACCTTGAATATTAATGAAACTGTCTTTGGTGTTTTCACTAAATTCCTTGATAGCATCTATCAGGTTTATGCTCTCCATTTTTTCTCCTTTGTTATTGTTAATCGTTTTCATATCCCAAATAAGTGTCTAATAGTTTCAACTGCAACCAATGCAAGCATAGCTATAATAAATATTTCAAATCTATTGCTGTTCATTTTTTATAATAATTTAAAAATCTAGTTATATATTCTTCAGGTACATCATTCCAAAAGAAGTCTTGCTTTTTTCTTATGTCTGAAAAATCTGGTTTAATAAGTCTAGCTAAAGCATAAGGATCTCCATTGGCTAACTTTAATTTCTGTTCCCATATTTGTTGATACATAACCAACTCATCTAAATAATGTTTTAAGTTCTCAGGTTTTAAATCATCACAATTGTTTTCGCTAAATACTTTATGTTCAAAGTGATTAGAATAAATAAGCACAGGTTTCTTACCGCCTGTTGCAAAACTATAAGCTGCCATTTGCATACAATCGCTATGGAAGGGTTGTTGAGGTACTGCTCTCTTAGTATATGAATAACCTTTTTTAGTTTTAATTACTGAACCAAATATATTTTTTAAATCTACAATGTAATCTTGCCCCTCTAAATCTATAAACATTTTGAAGTAAGTTCCTATTCCATCTATCCATGTTGCATACTCAGTTTCAAAATTCCAATCTTGTTTTGGCAGACTCTCTATTGCTGTTTGAAATTGCTTTAATGTTAATTTAAAATTCTTAGCCATGTAATATCTTTTGGCTTTATCTTTTTCGTCTATTGGTTTTTCTGCTTTTAATGATTTGAATAATGATTTCTCTTTATTAAAGATAACATCTTTTAATGTTTCTTTTTTGCAAAGAATTTTTTGAACTGCGTTATGAACAATGTTTCCCATAGTAAAGTGAGAACGCTTAGGCATGTTCATTCTTTCTTGTGGAGTAAGAACTATATAATTAAAAAATCTTTTATCTTCTGGTAATTTATTTTGTGAGACACTAGCGTATTCTAAACCAAATGCTTTATAAGCTGGATCAGTAATTCTAAGATCGTTCATGTTCCGAATCAGTATTACTATTTACACTTTATTGCAATACTATAATCAATTAATTTATACACAACAAATAAGATATATAATTCAATAGCATATAATTATATATAAAACCTAGAGTTGTTTGTGTTGATAAATTATTGACAGTCAAAACAAATAGAATTAATAAAACGAATCACAATGATTCAAATTAAATTAGACGAATACGAAATACTTGCAGCTGGTTATACAGCGTTGCTTCGCATTACTGAAAGCATGAGACAGAATATTAATTGGGGTCATAGTTATAAAGGTAGCTTTGGCGACAAGGTTGCAAAGTCTATGTCAGGTACACTTGCTGAACTTGCTGTTGCAAAAGTTTTAAAAGTACATTTTAATTATCATGTTAATAATTTTAGGGGTGCTGATTTATATTTTAATAATCAAAGAGTTCAGGTTCGTTGCCAGATACCTAAGAATGAAAACTTTTTAATCATAAGACAAGATAGTTCTGCAAATGAAACATACATATTAGTCATTGATCGTTGTCCAATATTTGAGGTGGTTGGTTATGTTAACTCAAGCGATGTTATTGGTAATAAAGAATACTTAACTGACTTTGGTTATACTGATAGACCCAAAGTTTATTCTGTACCAATGGCAAACTTAATTTCAATAGAAAATATTTTCAATGGATAAAAAATTTAATTACCAAAGAGTAGAGATTTGTTGGATGGATATTTGTAATGCTGACGGCGCTTGGTTAACAGAAGCAGAAGTTTTAAATCATACTTTAGCTGAGTGTGTTTCAGTTGGTTTTTTATTTTCTAAAAGTAGAAACACAGTAAAGATATTTAGTTCTTGGAGTTATAACAAGGATCACTCCATAGATTACGCTGACGTAGTCGCAATTCCGACAGCTGCAATCAAATCAATTACAGTAATATGAAAAAAATTATTTTAGATTTATGCGGCGGCACAGGTTCATGGTCTAAACCTTATAAAGATAATGGTTATGATGTTCGTATCATAGATTACAATGAATGGAATACTGTGGGGGGGGGGGTGAATTTTGATGGTGATATTAGAATGTTAAAAAAATTTAAAGAACAAATTTATGGAATACTTGCAGCTCCACCTTGTACTCATTTTGCAGGTAGTGGTGCTAGATGGTGGAAAGACAAAGGATTAAAACCATTACAAGAAGGGTTATCAATTATTGATTCTGTTTTCAGAATTGTCTTTGCACATAAACCAAAATTTTGGGTAATGGAAAATCCAGTTGGAAGATTAGTTCATTATGTTGGGAAGCCAAAACATATATTTAACCCTTGTGATTATGGAGATCCTTACACAAAAAAAACTTGTTTATGGGGTGAGTTTAATATTCCAATTAAAAATCCAGTTGAACCAAAGTTTATCACTATAAATGGAAAACGAATGTCAGAAATTCATTACAAAAGTTTTGCAATGAAACCCAACGAAAGAGCAAAGGTTAGATCAATGACACCTCAAGGATTTGCTAATGCTTTTTATGAAGCAAATAAATAACATGACACTTACAAACAAAGTAATATTATACACAGCAATCATTTCATTCTGTTTGTTTGTTGTAATATTTTTATAGACTCTTATGGACATAAACGCTTATTATAAACAACAACACAAAATTATATCTGATTTTAATATGCAAAAAATTAATGAGAAAAAAACGTATGCTGAAGATAAGCGTCTTAATAAAACAAGACTAAAGTTTATCTCAATTGTTTTTATTCTTATTTTGATTTTGATATTAGGATGAAATTAGTTTTAACTATTTTATTGATGAACGGAAACATTATGACGTTTGATTTTTATAATGATAACTCTGCTTATCAATGCGATAGGTTGTTTGATAACTTAACTTATTCAAGAACAGTTAGAAATTACAAAGGTAATAAACAACAAGGAACATTTTTTAGAAACCAAGAAGTATTATTATATGCCTGTGAAACAAGAAAAGCAGTTTAAAATGACGCTCAATGAAGCATTGGACATGGCAAGGATTGATCCTGTTGCTACTAAAGCATTGAGAGAGAAGCTGATTAACTTAGAAGTTTTTAAATTTAAAGTAGATGAACTTACATTGATACAGCGTTTAGCTGTGTATGATTTATTAGACACAGAAGAATACAGAAAGATTATTAAACTATTATCTTCAGAAATTATTAGTGAGTATTTAAAATGATGGAAAATAAAAACAATGAGTTTCCATTATGCTGTGATTGTGTATTCCAGGCAGAGGTTGAATTTGACGGCAAGGATTATTGTATAAGATGTTTAAAGGAAGCTGTGATAAGAAAGCAGAGACAAAAAAATCAAGATTTTTACATGAAGAAAAGAAAGTTTTAACTTAACGATGGGGATAAAACAATGAGACCAAAACCAGAAAATGTATGGCGTAAGGAAATTAGAAGTTTAATCCAACCTACTATGTATCAGAAGTTAGATGCATCTGATTCTAATTTTTTTAAAGCAGGATTTAAAACAGGTTATCGTTTGGCATTGCAGCACATTGGCAATTACAAAGCTATGGATTTTTCTAGGAAGCGCAATGTTAAGATAACAAAAGTTAGTCCAATCATAGATGCTATTCTTTACAGAAGTGCAAATCATTTTGGGGTTGATATTAATTTAATGTTGTCAGATAAAAGGGATAGGCATTTAGTTATTGCAAGAAGTGTTGCTATAAATTTATTAAAAGAACTAACTCCTTATTCGTTGCATAACATTGGGGAAATTTTGGCAGGCAGAGACCACACTACAATCATTCATCATATTAGTTGCAAAGCCCAAAAAAATGGACTGTGGTTTCCTTACTTTGAGATATGGAATAGTTTTAGTAAATTAAAATTAGAACTTGAAGCCGATTTTAAAGTACAGAAATGAAACCGATAACAATTAAATTTGAGAAGATAACTAAAGATATATTAGATTCTTTTGAACTCAATTCCCATGAGAAGATTATCTACGTTATCTTAAAGTCGTTTGAGCATGCTCCAAGAGGTATTAGGGTATCGCTTAAATACCTACAAGAACGTACAGGGATTAAGTCTAGGGGTACAATCATCAAGTATTTGGATCGCTTGCAAAATTTGGGGTACGTTGCAAGATTTAAGACCCATTTAGAACAGACATCAACTTACACATTGGATAAATCAAAACGCCAGGAGTCTATTAAGCGTAATAATCAGTTCCGTAAGTTTATTAAGGTAGGTATTAAAAAGAAATCTACTAAAAAGCATACATCTAAATCAGCTAACGTTATCAATATTATTTAGGGGGGGTAGTCCAAAAATTGAACAGGGGTAGTCCAAAATTTGGACATTATATATACCTATATATATATACCTATATATAATCTTATTAGTATATTTAAGTATATATGCTTATATATGCTTATATGCTTATATAAGCATAAGCAATCAGACTAAAGTATAGCTAGCTCTCCTGAGATTATTGTTTGTTTATTAAAGGGGGGATAACTGCTAGACCAATTGTATTTATATCAAGATATGGTAGGTACTATTTAGCCATGATACAAGGGAACTGCTGCGCCAAAAAATGATTAACACTCCTATAACAATAGATGAATTTGATAACTACCTAAGCACAGCTTCATTCGTTGAGAAGATAATACCTGGTGTTAAAAATAATAGATCACCTTCTATGTTCAAGATAATAGGAACAGTCCATTATGATAGTAAAGATTGGGGATATTATGATAAGAAAAATAAGAACCTTAAAGCAACGCCTAAGCAGCTATCAATATATGAATTAGTAATCTTTACTTTACTAAAATTAGATAAGGAGAATAGGGAGTTATTATCTTTAAGGAACTTTCCGGAGAGATTAAGCATTAATAAACTTAATAGAATGTATTTAGATTTAACTTATAACCAATTGAAATATAGGTATAGACTAGCTCTATTTGATGCTTGCAATTTAGTGAACAGAGTAGGTTATCAAAGTTTAGTATCGCCTGGCAACTAATATTTATTTTTTATTGATTGACAAAAAGAACATTTTAGGTACAGAAATCTGATAGTATTGATATTTTTATATCCAATATAATCTTAATCTTAAATCTCTCTTTTTATCCCCTAAACATATAGATTAAATTAAGATTTCAAGTGGAGTGTTGCTCTCCATATACATTGTTATCCGATACTCCACTTGATGAGATTAGATAGTTAAATAATAAATTAATAATATTAAAACATTAATACCAAATATTATTAAAGCTATCGCCGGTGAACCATTATCCATTTTAATATGTTAGTTAATAAGGTCTAAATATTTACTTACATAATAAAATAAATACATAGAAGAATATGCAGCAGCAATAACACCTATTGCAAGCAAGCATTGTTTAAGATCTTCGTTCATTAGTTTAGCTCCTTGATTGTTTCAACATCAATTAAGTATGAGTCTGTTTTACAATTTGGACACCCTTTAAAATATTCTGTATTGTCTTTTAATATTTCTAAGTTATCCTCTTCGCCAATAAATTGACAATCATTACATTTTACAGCTTCAATCATTTATTTATTACCTTTGTTAAGTGTTGCAGGATTTAACTCAAACATTACAAAGCCGTCATCAGTTGGCAGCTTCTTAAATCCTAAGTCGGTTAACTTTTTAAACTTGTATTTTTGTTTTTTAGCTTTCTTATATTCTTTAGTTGTTAAGTACATTGTTTATATCTCCGGTTAATTGTTAAGCTGCTTGTTTATTTTCATTTATAATTGAAAATATTTCTTGCTGAACATTTTCAGGTATTTCAGTTTTTAACCAAGCTGAACCGTATTTATAAGGTTCGTTGTTATGAAAAAAAGATTTATCAATTAACAAATCAACCTTTTTAAGCTGTTCACACTCCCAAGTGTAAAACTCTGCGTCAGATGGTTTAGATAATGATTTTAAATAAGCCATTTGTTTAGGAGAACCTGGAGTTAAATCGTTTAAATGGTATTGACTCCAAATACTTACTATTTTTTTAACAAGTTTATTGTTTGGATAAAATTTTGAAATTTCTCCAAGCATTTGACCTGCTGCAATACAATCAGATTTAATATTATTCCAAACTGTACCGCTTGCAGCAAAACAACCGTTTTCAAAACTTATTTCTAAGTCAACTGCATTTATTTTCTTACCTATATTGTTAAAATCAATTTTAGGTAAAGATATTGTTTTTTTCATTTTATCTCCGTAGTTATTGTTTAAGTGATTCGGAGTAAATCATATTGTAAATAGACTGTCAATACACTTAAACACATTATTTTAATATACTTATCAACAGGAACATAATAGGAACATAAACATGGCTAATAAAACAAAATACACAGAAATATTATTTGACCAAATATGTCAGGAGCTGGCAGAAGGTCAATCTATCAGAGAAGTGCTAAACACTAAAGAGAGACCAGAGCGACCAACTTGGGAATGTTTTAGACAATGGATAAACAAATACCCAGAACGAAGAGAGAAATATACACAAGCCAAGCAAGACGGTTGCGAATATCTTTTAGCTAATGCTGAAGAGTATATAAATAAAAGTATTAATAAATCGCAGAACGAAACAGACAAGAACTTGAGACCGGACTTAGCCCAAACACATTTAATCAAAGCATATTTAGATTTGGCGAAATGGAAGAGTGAGAGAATAGCTTCAAAAGTATATGCTAAAAAGGATAATTTAAGTCTTTCTGGTAATAATAAAGACCCAATAATCATTAAGTGGCAAGATTAATTATTAGTTGTTTTTTAATTAAAGCTGTTGATTTTATTGATTTGTTTGTAGGATAATTGCAAAGTTCAGACACAACGTTGCACATGCAACCTATAAGCTAAAAACATTATTACTATTGATAACCCAGAATTATCATTAGCAACCTACGATAGAATTACTGCGCTGTTGACAAGCTATTGTCTAAAACTGGTGATAACAAACAATTATCGGAAATGCAGCATAGGTTGTATTGCGCCAGGCAAGCAGGCGTTTCATACGTTTTACAAGGCAAATAGGGGGGGTTTTGTTTAGACCATACCCCAAAGCAAAATCTGGCGTCGTCAATATAACGTTAGAAGGTACACACATACAAACTACAAAAACCCAAATGAAAAACCCTAAATACAAAGCTCTAGTAATGGTTGACGATATGACTAATTCAGTAATAGTTATGTTCAATGGATTTGAAGATTACGAAGATGCTTGGTGCTTTAGCCAACACATTACAGAAGAACTAGAACTAGATAAGATACCAGTTGCTAAACCCATGACTGTCCATTAAGGATAGGGGGGTTTTATTTAAAAATGCCAGTATTTGAGATTCCATACAAGCCAAGAGAATTGCAAAAATTTTTGCATGATAAAATCTCTAAGCACCGATTCTCCGTATTGGTCTTGCACCGAAGAGCTGGTAAGACTGTGATGTGTATTAATCACATGATTAGAGATGCGATGTACACCAAGAAGCCAAATTCTAGGTACGCATTTATCTCTCCAACTTTTAAACAAGGTAAGGCAACAGCTTGGGATTACATCAAAACCTTTGGTGGTAAAATTCCAGGAGTTAAGTTTAACGAATCAGAATTAAGAGCTGACTTTCCAAATGGTGCAAGGATTACAATTCTTGGCGCTGAAAATGACCAAGCTCTAAGAGGTATATTTTTAGACGGTTGTATTTTAGATGAAACACAAAGTATTGCCCCAAACCTATTTCCTGAAATCATAAGACCATCTTTGGCAGATAGGAAAGGATGGTGCGTTTTTATTGGAACGCCAAAAGGTAAAAATTATTTTTTTGAATTATACCAATACGCCCAAAAGACAGAAGGTTGGTATTCATCATTACACAAAGCATCTGAAACAAAGATACTAGATGATGATGAGTTAAAGGCAGCAAAGTCAATTATGTCAGATGACTTGTTTGACCAAGAGTTTGAGTGTTCTTTTCAAGCAGCAATAACAGGTTCTTATTACGGATCTATTATTGAGGATGCCGAAAAGAATGGTAGGGTTATAGATAATTTATACGACAAAGAACTACCGGTTGAAACATGGTGGGATTTAGGAATGAATGATTCTACTGTTATTTGGTTTGCCCAAAGACACAAAGGCGAAATAAGATTAATAGATTTTTACGAAAACGCTGGCGAAGGATTAGACCACTACGCAAATATTATTGATAACAAAGGTTATAAGTATTCAAGACATATTGCTCCACATGATATTAAGGTTAGAGAATTAGGAGCTTATGGTAAATCAAGGTTGGAAACTGCATTAGAATTAGGTATAGCATTTGAGGTTGCGCCTAAACTATCTTTAGAAGATGGGATTGAAGCAGTAAGAAAAGCTCTACCTACCTGTTGGTTTGACAAAAACAAATGCCATTATGGTATGGAATGTTTAAAGTCATATCAGAAAAAATGGGACGACTTAAACCAATGTTTTAGGAATAGACCCATACACAATTTTGCAAGCCATGCCGCCGATGCTTTAAGAACAGGAATAGTTGGCTACGGAATTGAGATGACAAATTGGAAAAAAAAGATAGAAGTAAATACGAACTATATTGTTTAATATGAAATCAACTAAAGACAGAGACCCAAGCTCTTATATTGAAGTTCAAGATGAGCTAAAAGATTTCTTAAGTGAGAGAGAAAAAAAATTAATTGAAGAAGGATTATACCCTGAACCTAAAGAATTATATTTTAGAGATATACCTATAGGCGAAAAAGGTGGAGATTTAGTTTTAAATAATAAAAATAAATCAGAGTTCTTTTCTAAATATTTTAAGTCAATAAATTAATATGGCAAAATTAACAGATACAGAAATAAAGAATATTATCAGTACAGAAATAAATTCATCACTAGGTTATTTGGGTGGACAATTATCTGAACAAAGAAAAAAATCAGTTGAATATTATTTAGGAGAAAAACTAGGTACTGAAATAGATGGTCGTTCTCAAGTTGTATCTACTGACGTTGCTGACACTATTGAAACTATACTTCCAAATCTTCTTAGAATTTTTACAGCATCAGATAGAACTGTTGTTTGCGAACCAGTCAAAGCAGAAGATGTTGCTCTTGCTGACCAAGCTACAAATTATATTAATTATATTTTTAATAAAGATAATCCAGGTTTTACAATTTTATATAGTTGGTTCAAAGATGCGCTTTTAGAAAAGAATGGTATTGTCAAAGTTTATTGGGATGAAAGCAAAAAATATGAACATGAAACATATCAAGATCTAAATGAAGATTCTTACCAATCTATTATTAATGATGAAAACGTTGAGGTTATAGAACACTCAGAAGAAGAAGATGAGTCTCAAGACGAACAAATTAAAGCATTAGAAGCAATAGCAGCTCAACAAGGTCAAGTATTAAATTTACCAAGACCAAAGAAACATAACCTTAGAATAAGAAGAAGTTCTGACGAAGGTAGAGTTAAAATTGAAAACGTACCACCAGAAGAATTTTTAATACAAAGAAATGCTAAGACAATACAAGATTCAAATTTTGTAGCGCATAGAACTACTAAGACAAGAACTGAATTAATTCAAATGGGTTATGATAAAGACATCATAGCTACATTACCACACTCACAAGAAATTATTTTTAACTCTGAAAAATTAACTAGATATTCTGATATAGACGAATATCCATTTACATCTTCTCCAGATTCTTCAACAGATGCAATTGACGTTTTTGAATGTTATGTAAGATTAGATTTTGATGGAGATGGTCTTGCAGAATTAAGAAAGATTACAGTTGTTGGAGATACTTCTGATGCAATATTAGATAACGTTGAAGTTGATTCAATTCCTTTTTGTTCATTAACTCCAATACCAATGCCACACAGATTTTATGGCAGATCAGTTTCAGAATTAGTACAAGATATTCAATTAATTAAATCTACAGTTTTAAGACAGTTGTTAGACAATATGTATCTAACAAATAATAATCGTATTGCGATTATGGATGGAATGGTAAATCTTGATGATTTACTTACGGCTAGACCAGGTGGAGTTGTAAGAACAAAACAACCGCCTTCTCAAGTTATGTTACCAATGCAGAACCAAACAATTTCTGCTCAAGCATTTCCATTACTTGAATACTTAGACACAGTTAGAGAAACAAGAACTGGTGTTACAAGATACGCACAAGGATTAGACGCTGATAGTTTAAATAAAACTGCAACAGGAATTAATACTCTAATGACGCAAACACAAATGCGTATGGAGTTGATTGCTAGAATATTTGCAGAGACTGGTGTTAAAGAATTATTTGAAAAGATTTTTGAATTAACAGTTAAATACCAAGAAGTAGAAAGATTAGTACAATTAAATAATGTATTTATTCCAGTAAGACCAACTGAATGGAAAGATAAAT